CATCAAATTCCCTTTGGCGAATGTTACGATAACTATTTACAGCAAACGAATTTTTCACATCTCTCCAAATTGTTGCAAATAACTTTGGCTTACTATCATGTACTTCAACGTTGTATGTTCCTTCATCCCAAAGCTTACACACCCTACGATTAACAGCGTTTCTAATTGCTAATTGTTGACTATAATCAACCGTCATGCGTTCTTGTACAGCATGTTCCAACTTCCCTAACCGATCACCCTGATTCATCATTTCTGTAGTCATGATGTTAATCATCTGTAATGGATGCATGCTTTGTTTAATTTGTTGTTCCATACGGTTAAATTCATATATGTAATTTTCTTTCATACGCGCTGCCTTTTCACCCGTATATCCCATTACTAGAAACATCAATCCATCTCGTTTAAGTAAATATTTAGGTCTTACCTTCTGCTGAGCATCCTTATATTCAGCCAACGAAAAATTTCGTTCGCTAAAATCTTTGGTGCAGTTCAAGGATTCTATACTTTTCAATACATCTGCATGACGTTTATTAAAAACCTCTGCAACTGTTAAACTATCAGTTACAAGTTCATTTCCTTCCATAAATACCAAGTGACTAACTGGATGTTGTATCACTTGTAATCGACTCATGATTCCACCCCCAAAAAAGTTCCTAATTTCCGAACTAACTATCAAAAAAATAAATCGTACAAAGTTCGATTTTTAACACTACATCTTTCCCACTTCTTCATCTGTTTTTAACAAACTATCGACTGGTGTATTTAAGGCTTGAGCAATAGCAGTCAAAGCACTAACACCAGGTGAACCTTTACCATTAACATATGATGAAACCGTAGATGGTGCACGATTTATAGTGACAGCCAGCTCCGATTGTTTAATTTTCTTATCTCTAAGCATGGTAGACAATCTCTCGTTGTCAAATTTCATTAAATTCACCTCGCTTATCCTTTACAATTAACATCATACCAAAAAGTTCGGAAAATGTGAACTTTTTATTTCGGAAATCCCGAACTTTTTTTCTTCTTATTACAAAAGTTTGCTAAAACCGAACTTTTGTAATACAATATTGTTGTGATTTTATAATTAGAATGGTAAAGAAATAGACTTATATATAAAAGGGTGAAGCACTTATGCGTGGAGATAGAGTAAAATACGTACGAAAAATGAGGGGCTGGACACAAGAACAATTAGGATTAGCAGTCAACTTAAAAAAATCTACTATATCTGGTATTGAAAACAATAAAGAAAACAGAAGTGAAAAAGATGTTTCTAAATTTGCAGAAGCTCTTGGGTGTACTCCTGATTATTTACTTGGTTTTTCAGATGATCCTCGATTAAACAGCGGACAACATACAAAATTAAGAAAGAAATTCGATGAGTTATTTCAAGAACTTCAAGATAAGCCCGAACATGAACAAGAAATGTATCTAAGAATGTTTGAAGCAGCTCTTGGTATAGATAAAAAATAAAACACGATTGTTAGTAGACACTAACCATCGTGTTTTTTATTAGAGATAATTGCACTTTCTATAGCAAAAAATTGTTTTTTTACATTTTTATCTTCACTAATTTCCCCGAGCACCAATAAATCCCATAACTTATTTGCTAATCCTTCTTTTGCATTATTTGTTACTACACTTTTTTCTCCATTTACTACTGCTACATTCATTTCTAATTCCCCCTGCATCCTCTTTCTAATATAGATTATATCCAAGGTGGAAAGTTTTTGTCGTTTAGGTCAAAAAAATTCCACTCCCATTAAAGCAGAAATGACACTATCTATTTGATAGTGTCATTTCTAATATTTATATTAATTATCCGCCACCTGGGCCTGGATCAATCATGTATAAAGTTGTTTTTTGTTCTTTAGCGCTTTGTACCTTATCTTTTTCTGTCACCTGAAAAGCCGTGATAGAAAGACAAGCTACAGTAGCAATAGTTAAAACTACTTTCATAAGCTTATTTTTCAAGTGATTCACCACCTTTTATGTATACTTCAATTATAACATTTCAAAGCCATTTTTGGTAGATAAATATAGAAAAAATCACCTGATTTAGAAAAACTTTCTATGGATTTTTCTAAGTATTTTTTACCTTCTTCTCCTGCAATCGCTAACCCCATATAGTACAATTGAAAACTACTAAGATATCCGTTTTTAAATTGTAAATCCTGTAAAATTTCGCGTGCTTTTTGATTGTCGCCTAACCTTACATATAGGAATGCCTTTTCAGCATCATCTAGCTCTTCCATTTTAATCGTATTTAAATCTTTATTATGATAAATCTTCAAAAATAATAATGTATTAAGGACCTTGTCTCTCCGTACTTCTAACTTTTTATTATTAGGATTTCCAATCAATTTTAGTGAGTTTTCCATGTATTCTTTTGCCTTTTGATAATTAGTAAAAACATGACTTTCTCCAAGCTTACAAAGTGCTACTGCTTTTGTGCTGACATAGCAATTCGCCTCATCATTTATGATTTCAAAACATAATTCGCGCGATTCTTCCAATCTATTTTCATGGAGCGTCACGAAAATTTTCATTTCCTTTACTCTTAGTAGCAGAGAATTCCTTAAGGTATGACATTTAATATCTGAAATATCAGGTAATAATTGTTGAATATATTCATTAACCATCTTGTAATTACCTAAATCAAAAAAAGAATATATTGTATTTAAAACAGATATTATTACTAATTCATTATCTGTATACTTTTGTTTTTTTCTCATATTATCAACTTTTTCAAAGAACATATTAGGCGTGACTGTATCTTCATTTCTTTCCCGCAATGTTTTATACAAGGGAATCAGATTCAAATTTATCCGTACAGTTTTTGAATTCCCTTTTTTCTTTTGTTTTTCATCCTTATTTATTTTCTGTTTTCTTTCTTCTTCATTAGAATTAGAGCTTATTATTTGTTGGATCACCATATCTTGAAGATCATATTCTCCGAACATATCTAGCACTTCTAATGCTAACTTCAAATTTTTATGTGATAATTTTGGAATAATTTTTTTTATCCATTCCCTACGGAATTCTACATCATTAGGCTTATATAATTTCAATACATCTACAAAATGCATGAAATCAAAATTCCCTTTTTCATTGAAATAACCATTAACCGTAGTGTGTGTCACATCAAATCGTTTAGCTAACTTTCTGTTGGTATAACCATTTGATTTTAAATTTTCACTAATATCAGCTAATAATTTTTGCACAACATTGTCCTCCTTATGGACAAAAAGACACGTAAACCCCGTTTGTTACATATAAAGGAAAACGCGCCACTTTCAATCTAAGGTGTGTTATAATTATGTAAGAGATTCGCGACAATGTTCCCTAGGTGGTTAGGGGGCAGTGTAAGAGTGTTTGCCGCACTACTTACACCGCGGGTCTTTTTTCACGTCCGTTTATTTTAATGTTTTCATAATACCACAAATTTCTTAATTTTCAGTTCTACGGTTATCAGATAATTATTGAGAAAGTTAAAAAACGCTATATAACAACGTTTTTCGCAACAAAAAATCTCGATATTAAGATTTCTTATGTGTATTTTACCACAAAACAGAACCTGTGTTCTATTTATTTTTAAACAAAAAGAAACTTAGACTACCATTTTAACATCAAAGGTAGTTAAACGACCATAATTAGTAGTATAGTTGTTTAGTATTTATACTTTATACTATGAGACACTTTGGACAAATTCTTAAAAAACTAAGAAAGTCGCGTGGCTTAACTCAAGAACAGCTTGCCCACAAGTTAAACTTGAGTAGGAGTCAAATCAAGAATTGGGAAAACGATCGGTACCAACCTGATATAGATACACTGGTTAGTATCGCCTCCTTCTTCAATGTTTCTGTAGATGTACTTATTGGGTTCAATACCGATTTTAAAAAAGAGCCACTACAAGAACTATTATCTACAGTTCAAACAACTTATGCAGTGTTAAATGAGCAACAGAGAGAACGTTTTTGTAAGCAAGTATCTACATTAATCAGTATGCTTGAAGATAATCAAGACATATTCTGATTTAAGTACATTGTAGAAGAAAACTTTTCCAATGAACAGTGGTAAAATTTTACATAATTTTACCGAATATTACAAAGAGAGCAGCTGCTCTCTTTTTTAATTTGCAATCGACAAAATATGACAAAACAGTTGTAACTGTATTTGTTATGATGTATTGAGAAATCTTACATTATTATCGATTGTATGAAAAAGGTGGGTTTAATTTGGGTCAGTTAGCGTTTTTATTATTCCTTGCAGCAATTATATTTTTTGTTTTATTGATAATTGCCTTATTTAGAAAGAAACCTAAGAAAACATATATTATCGCAATGGTTTCGTGCTTTGTATTATCACTAATACTCGCTCCGTCTGCAAAAGACAATAAAGAAACAAAAGTTACAACACAACCAGCTGCTTCTGAAGTAAAGCAAGAACCTAAACAAGAACAAAAAAAAGAAACAGTTAAGCAGGAAACAAAAGAAAAGATATACAAAATAAATGAAGCAGTAAAAACCAAAAAAATAGAAGTAACTCTTACTAATGTTGAAGAAAAAACAACAGTGGGAAATCAATATATCAAAAAAGATGTTAGTGAAGGTGGAACATTCCTGGCCATACATTACACTATGAAAAACATCTCTGATAAACCAGTAAGCATGTTTTCTTTTCCATCTGTACGCCTAATTGATGAAAAAGGAACTAAATATGATTCCGATATCGATGCAACTAGCAAATATGCGGTAGAAGCAAAAGTGGATAATTATAAAGTTGCTAGTGATCTAAACCCAGATATACAAGTTACAAAAACAAAAGTATTTGAGATCAGTAAGGAAAAATATAATTCTGGGAAATGGCACCTTCTTATTGATGGTAAATACAAAGTGGAAATAAAATAGATTTAAGTTGTGGATAACTGTACTTACCCACAAAAAAGACCGTCATTTATTTGACGGTCTTCTCTTTTACTCTTCTTTTTTCAACAAAGTTCTGCTATCATAAAGTGGTAGATATTTAAATTGCAAATGTAAATTTTTCATATAAATTATAAAAATAAAAAAACCCCGACGAAATTTTCAAAGGTTGGAAGAGTTTGGCCGCCCAACTGACCGATGAAAATTGGAACACGAGGTTTGTTTTCACATAGTTATTTGTTATCTCTATGATAGCACATACTAAAAAAAATGTGAACAACAATCCTCTATTTTCCTATACCCATTTTGGGGCGGGGCAAATTGGAGGATTTTTTATTATGTCTGTAACATTCAAAAAAGCTAAAAAGAAAACTAGAAACGAATTACAATTACCTATCCTGCACTTTGTTTGCATGGATGACTGGATTGAAAAATTAGGAGATAAAGCATTTACTGCGTGGTTGAAATTCTATACATGGTGTAATCGCGAAGAAGATGAAAACGGAAATCGACCTAACGATGATGTGATTCCTTCCAGTTTAACTAAAGTACAAAAACGTTTAGGTGTAGGCAAGGACACTTTTTACAATAAAATATTAAAACCCTTATGGAATCATGGATTAATCGATGTATTTGAATACAAATCTGAAGGTTGGAAAGGTCAAGGAAATGTTAATATCATTGTGTATGAGTACCCACAAAATGAATATGCCTTATCCACTAAACCATTAGAGAAAATTCGTGATTATGATACAGACTACACATCTCAAGCAAAGATATTTGCAAAGCTTGGTGGACGTCCTAAAAAAACAGGGGAAGTACCCGGTTCTGAAATAGAACAGGGGGATGGTTCTGAAATAGAACAGGGGGTGTTCTCAAATGGAACAGGTCCCCGTTCTGAAATAGAACCCAATAATGTTTCAAATAATCTATCTAATGTTTCAAAACTTACTCATGTTTCAAAACTATCTAGTAATGATTCAAACAATCTATCTAATGATAAAAACTTACAAGATACAAAAAATAATTGGATAGAAAGTCAGACTGAATTATCAGTAGGATTTTCTTATCAATTAAATAAATATCGTCAAAAATTCTCTTTAGTGGAATTAGGAGATATTGCATTCCTATATCAAAAATATCACTCTGATTTATTAACAGATGAAGTTTTTCAAAATTTCCTTGTAGATATTGCATTTCGTGAACGTGGTAAAGGAAAAAATAAAGTAGGCAATGTCAAAATGTATTTTGAAAAATGCTTAGTAAATAAGCAAAAAGAATTAATGCAATTAGTCTCAGAAAATAAAAATGAAATTGTAAATAAACCAACAGATAAAGAAATAACTTCGAAGCAAGAGGAAGAATTAGATCAACAAAATACTGCAGCAGAGGAAGCTAATAGACAAGCTACTGAAGAAGAGCAAAAACGTTTAGAAGAAGTATTAAAAAAATATAAACGATAGAGGTAGACGCAGTATGACTAATGATCAAGAATGGTTTCGTCAATTCAAGCAAACAGATGGATTTTCAGAAGCTTTAGGGATGATTTGGAGATTTGGCCACATACACGCAGGAGATAATAGGTTTGAATTATCCCACAAGTCAATGCATGTTGTATCTAGATTTTCTAATTTAATCGTTGGAGCGTCGGAACCTCGGTCTTATTTTAGAAAAGATAAAGGATTTATTGAATGGGAGTGCCATTTAAATATCTCCCATCCCTTTTTACAAGAAGCTAAAAAAATGGGGTGGACTCCAAGACTGCAGCAGGAAAGACTATTTCCGATAGGAGAATTCAATGAGTCCACTTTTGTGAAGACATACATACTAATGCGTCATGATGTAGGGATTATGAGAGAAAAAACGAAAAATGGTATTTTAATACGTCCGCGTTTAAGACTTCATGGTTCTGTAGATGTATTGCAAAATATATGTAGAGTATTACATCAAGATTTAAATATTAAACCTAAGAAATTACAAACGGATCTCAAGGTAGAAAGAGCAAAAACAATTTATTATCAATCAAAAAAAGATATCCCTAACATTTTAAATTATATTGGAGCTACAAAATCATTAGAAAAATTTTATTCGTTCAATTTGGGATATCAAGAAGTAGTGACACTATAAAATTTCACATACCATATTAATTTTATACATTTCAAAGTGCAGTATATAGAGGATTTTAAGGAATCTTAGGGAGGACAAGCTCGGTCTTCCCTCCCCTGTAACCTGCATGTTTATGGATTTAGCGAAGTCCTTGCGAAGCCCTGCGACCTCGCAAAACCAATTATCAATGATTAACCAATGATAATTTATTGTTTTTGGTATATTTTATTGAAAACGAGCGTAAATATCTGTTAGAATCAAAATACCAATGACTAACCAATGGACACGAAAGGGGAATGAATATGTTATTAGGAAATCCATATGCGATTGACTTAGGAAATGGCTTTACAAAGCGCGCTTCAAAGAAAAACAAATCTCTAGAGGCAGATGTTATTACAGAATTATCGGTGTTAGCAAAGGTAGATGACTACTACAACGAGGCTAGTTTTACACAAATTGAGCTTACAAACACTGATTTTCCATATTACATAGGAGAAGAAGCTAGAAAGTCAAAGCTTCCATTAATCCGCGCCCTTGGTGAAAACAAAGCAAAACGTTACGAAGATCCAAACTTTAAAAAGCAGTTATTCGGATTTATTGCAAAAGACTTTAAAAAGAACGTTACTATTCCGCTACTTGTTACAGGGCTTCCAGTATCACACTTTGGTAATCAACGTGAATCGATTCAAAAAGTTGCTATGGAAGAAACAGCTGTAAAAGTAAATGGCCAACTAATTACAATTAAGGTAAAACAATGTTTAGTAATCCCGCAGCCGGTGGGAACACAATACTACCTGGTTAAAAAAGAAATCATTAATAAAGAAGATCGCATTCTTATTATCGATGGTGGATTTGGTACATTTGATGTTACTGATATGTCTGGTAACGCTGTTATCGACCGTTTAGGAACTGAATTAGGCTGCGAGAAAGCTTTCATGATCATTGAACAAATCGTTCGCGATAACATCGGCGAAACTCCTGATTTAAGCGTTTCTAACATGCACTATATCCTTGAGAATGGCTATAAGTACAACGGCTCTCTATATGACTTATACACTCACAAGGACGTAGCAGAAAAGGTTGATGCTGAATTACAACGTCACTACGAAGCAGCACTACGTGAAGTTTCTCAAAAGTTTAATTTAGCAGTATACGATAAAATTGTTTGGACTGGCGGAATGGCTGCTCTTCATCAGAAGCGAATCGAGAAGAAAAAAGAGAAATTCCCTACATTTGCGGTTCTAGAAAATGGTCAAGAAGCTAACCTATTAGGATACTACTATTTAGGATGTGATGTCTTTGACAAACTTACAAAAGAAAAAGCTTCAAATTGAGCTTAACCCTAACAACGATAAGGTCCTTTATAACTTTGTAACTCGATTAGAGGAACAAGGAAAAGGTCAAAAAGGTTATGTAAATAAGCAGATTAAAAAACGATTAGAAATGTACCAGGTACTTGCTGAAGTTGCTGGCGAAGAAGATCCACTTCAATTGGTGAAGAAGTTATTAATCAATATAAATACTCATGGCATACAGAATGATGCAGGAGAAGAAGAAAAACCTTCTGAGGAAGCTGTAGACAATGCTATGGATCTACTTAATAACATAAATGGCGGTAAATGGTAAATGATTATTTAAGAAAAATATATCCTCCCTCCTCTCTTTTAACCATTTTTCATGGAATATTGGAATTATGGAAAAGTGTCCCTGAGATAAATAAGAGAGAGGAGGCAATTTTTCGAAAGAGGGGAGCAGCATGAGTAATGTTAACCCTATGTTTGAACCTCGAAAACAATCTACTACAATAACAAACCAACAACCTCGTAAAACTCGTTCTGATAAAAAGAAAGATGTAAAAATTCCAGTAAATGAAATTCAACGACAATTAATAAGGTCCTCGTCATTCAAAGAAGGAATAACCACTACACAATATATGTCCAAATTAATCACAGAACATCTCAGAATTGATTATATAAGCGAAATACATGCGTATGAATATAAAGACACTAAAAAGTACATCCATGCGAAATTGGAGCAGGAAACGCACTCTAAGCTTGTCCAATTGGCAATTGAATGGGGAGTTTCACAAAGAGCAGCTGCAACACGTATTTTATGCTTTGCATTACGCACAATGTGAGAGGTGACAGTATGTATAGTAAATACGATGTGATGACGAAAGAACTACAACTTATGAGCGCAAATAATTGGTGGGAACGAACTAAAATCGAATGGACATTAAAAGAGAATTATCGATTTGAAGTTAAAATGTTGAAAATTTACTTGTTCCGTATGAATATCATTATTGAAGATATGGAAGAAGAGGATTATGAATGTAATGCTAGTGATCTAGCTGAAATACTTGTTGAGGACTTTTTAGAACACATAAGGTCTAAGAATAGCATGGAGCAGCTGTATCAAATTTTAGAAAGTAAGAAGCACTATACAGATTATGAATTAGAATTTAATGAAAATGATGAACGATATGGAACAATCACCATAAAGATTAATAGAAAAACATTAAGAAGAATTGAAGTCTTCTTTTCTGATATGGCCCATAACTTCCCTATGCACGGATACACTGCTGATAAATTGATAAATATTTTAATGTGCGACTACATGAAACATTACGCAGAGGAGCCAGGAAAGAAACTCTCCCTCTTACAACGTAGATTTTCGTAGAAATTTGTCATCTATATCCCATTTTTAGGCCCCTATTTTTAGGGGTTTATTTTTTGTGCAGTTAGGGAATTACTGTAGATAACAATTTTCATAGGGAGTGAGTAATATGTGGAGGTTCAGATGGAAGCAGACAAGAACGCCACTTGGTAAATTTTTAGATAAACATAGGATTGAACAAGAATGGTTAATTAGGAAATCAGGACTTGGACGAAATACAATTGGGGATTTAGCAAATAACCCGGATAGATCGCCCACGAGAAAAACGATGCAGAAGATATTGAAGGTGTTGAGAAAATTTGATCCGGAAATTAAAGCGGATGATTTTTGGGATATGTAAATTAAAAAGAACTTACTGCAGCTGACTAATCAAGGTCGGCTTTTTTGTTTGTCGAACAATTGTCGAACGAATATAGTTGTATTTTTAACCTTATAAGGTTAAATTTAAGTTGTAAGGGGCGTTAAATAAATGATGTGGAGGGATTCGTAATGGAATACCATAATAAGTTTAAAAAACTATTAGAAGAAGTTCACAAATCTGAACATAACGATGAAAAATATATTTCTCATAAATTATTAGAGGAGATTAAACACCTTATTGGTATGTATGAAGCGACATGGAGGTCTGAAATTCCTATAAAAGAAATAGTTAATTCTTTAGAATCAGTATATGAAAAAACTATAGAAAATAAGGAAGAAAAAGATGAAGCACAACCATTAGATGAATATATGACTGTAAATGAGGCTGCGAAAAGATTCAATATTCCTGCAGCAACTATACGAAACCGTTTGAAGCCCTCAATAAAAAACTTTACCTTCCAATTGGAACATATGATTGATGTAGGATTGGTTAAGTATTACCTTAAACCTGGCGGAAAACGTAAAGAGTGGATTATTACTGAAGACGCAATGAGAATATGGTTTTCTAAAAAGGAGGTATAGTATGCCATTTGTAATACGTGGTGAAGGTTTTATATTAACCGATTGCGAACCAGGAAAAGAAGAACAAGAATTAGAATTCGAAACATATGAGGAAGCAGAAAAAGCATTAGAACTTATACAATTCCCTATGAAAAAACCTAATGCGAAAATAATTGAAATTTAATTTTTATTGTGACGGAAATACCGCCACATTGTGTGCTAGAGTGTAAAAATAATGGAGGTATGAGTATATGACTGAATTACGAATCGATGGAGCAGCCCTAGATTATAAGGGTTGTGCAGAAACGCAAAATGAACTATTTAACAAGTTAATCCACTTTATAGAATTAAAAGCACATCAAACACGTAAGGATCGTGTTGAGGTTATCAATGCGTGCGACTATTGCGGACACGCATTACAAAAACCCTATGACTCTTTTGCAAGTGAAGTAAACCCTTCTGATATATGGTATATATCCATACTAGATGAAAATGAGGAAGACTGGCTAAAAATCATGGGTGAAGATGCTGATTTTACTCAAGAACAAATACTGATTTATCGTTGTCAGGCATGCGGTAAATGGGAGATTTGTAACGACGGTTAAATAGAGGAATATAAAACAAATAAGCCGCCCAATAGGACGGCTCTTATTTTTGTTCATCAAACTATTCTTTTATAAAAATCACTTCACATATACATAAGCTTCATTTCCTGTTACATAATATGTTTTTCCTTTGCTATTGTGTACTTTGTATTGCTGAGAGCCGTTTACACTTACTTTCGCATCAATTGTAAAACCTAATCCCGCATCTACAGAACCAACTACATCTTTATCCTGCCAAGATGGAGCGTCATAGAATCGTAGATTATTAACTTTAGAAATAACGCGCTTACCTACAATTGAAGAGTCCACAGTGCTTTTCTTACTAAACTTTACATAAGATGGATCATTCTTAACCCATTGTTCACCACCAAGATTTAACCAACCATCCTTTTCAGCCCATACAACATAAGATTCTGGTTTGTTTAGCTGACGAACCTTAGAATAGCTTGTATCTGGCCCTTTACGTAAATTAACGTTGTAACCTTCAATATAAGCAACCCCATCCGTTACAGCTGTTGGAATTTCTGATGGTTTAGATGGCTTGTCTGGTACAGAAACATCTACATTAGAATTATTATATGCTCGTTGTACATCTGATCTAAATTGAGCTTCTGAAACACCATGAGATTTTAAGTAGTCAAGTGGATCTTCATGATCTGTTCCACCAAGGTATTTGGTTACATCATAGTGAGTCCATAAACCTTTTTCTACGGATAATCCACGATCACGTAGAATTTTTGCCAGTAACTTCACATATTTATCATAGCTGCGTTTAAATTTATCGTAATCTGCTGTTTCGCAAAGCTCAACATGTACAAAGCGTTTATTAGCAGAAGGACCACCGCCATAAGCAATGTACTTTGTATCAGCAATTTGGATTGTTTCATTCCAATCAACTGCATAATGTACGAATGCGGAACGCCATGTACGAGACTCATATTTTTGAATATTAATAGCTGGCGCTTCAGGAGTTGCTGTGGAGTGTGCTACTACGCCCTCATAAGCACCTACACCATAACGGTATGGTTGTTTAGGTAAATCAGGAATAATAAGTGTTCTATCAGCAAAAGCACTTGTTGCGACAGATAAAACTAAGATGACAGCAAAGACTACAGAAGAAATATGTTTTAATGTCTTTTTCATTTTAAATCAGCATCCTTTTTCATAATTTTTGTGTGGTCAAATAATCCACTTGCTGAAAGACCAATGAGGATTCCCTGAAATACAGTTGCTTTAATATCTCCATTCAAAAATAAAACGCCTAGCACAATGCCAAGCGTTAAGTTTAATAACGGAACATACTTTGTTTGTAATCCAATTGTTTTTACAATTTGAGAAAGACCAACTACAATTCCAATCATTACAGCTAAACTAGCCATCACATGCCACCCCCCTTCATTAATAAAGTGAGAATTCCACCTACAATTCCTCCTACAATAAGTCGTAAAATCCAAGTAGTATTAGCACTAATCTTATCTAGCTGTTTGTTGATATTAATAATGTCTTTCTCGTTACCAGTTGTTCGCATTTCTAAGCTTTTAATTTCTAAACGGATGTCCTTGATATCTTGCTTGATTTCTTGAACATCACTTCTTACTTCTTGTAAACCTTCCACTTCAATCACCTCATTTCAAAATAAAAAGAAGCATAATTATGCTTCTTTACGCTGCAAAGCAGCTTGGATCCATTCCGAAAATGTCTGCAATATCTTCTTCACTTCTATCCTTTAAATACGACTGTGTTGTCGAGATATCCGAATGATTCGCAAGCGATTTTAACTTTTCGAGTGGTACACCTTGTACTTTTAAATTATCTAATCTGCTATGACGGAAACAGTGGGGATTGATTTTGTATTCCTTCCCCTCTTTTTCGAACAGCATCTTAGCGAATATCTCGCACCAATAATTAAATACGCTCTTATTTAACGTTCTTCGCTCACCATTCTTATAAACTCGTACAAACAAATCTGGAATAGTATCTTTTCCTCGTTGATTTATATATAAACGAATACATTCCTGTACCCGTGGATTGTAATACAATCTGAATTTCTTACCTCGCTTACCACGTACTACATTCGTAAAATAACGTTCTGTTAACTCTTCTTTTTGAACTTGGTAAACTTCATTTTTTCGTGCTGCACTATAATAAGAAAGCGCTAAATACGTAGCTAACATATATCTTTCTTGTGCTATTAGCTGGTCAATTAGCCACTCAATTTGTTCTTCGGTTATAAAAGTAATTTCTCTGACTGGATTTTTAGGTAATCCACGTACCCGTGATCCTACATTAAATTCATACTGATAGTCATCATCGTCCGCGCAAAATTCAAGCGCTGAACGTAATGCACTCATTAATCCATTTACACGTGCATTAGACATTCCCAACTCTTGAAAAATAATAGATAAGTTTCGAATATCCTTACGTGTTAATTCAACTAGATTTTTATTTTCGAAGTGTTGATGTATTAGAAACAAAATAATTCGTAAGTCCCAATGATATTGCTGTAAAGTGCTTGCCGCTTTTCCTTGTGCTTTCTTTTCGGTTAGAAAATCTTTGACTAGGTTCTTGTTTTCTTGGCTAACATGCTTTTCGTAAATTGCTTGGTCTACTATTCGTTTCACACTGATCATCTCCTCAAAATAAAAAGAGAAGCGAAATCGCCCCTCTTAATCTATGAATTGAATTTATTCAAAGCCGTATTTTATTGGAATATTACACCATTTGTTATCTAGTGGTCTCCTTAATTTTCGCATAAGTGTTACTATGGATATAACTTGGATAAAAGGAGGTGTAATAAATGGAAAAAATGGTTTTAAAGATATTCCAAAAAGAAATCCATAGACAATGTGAATTCGCATTAACATCCGCGATGTATATCAATGATACTATTAAAAATTTAGATGATGTTAATGCTACAAATCAACTTTGGTACTTTACTCAAAACTTTTTGATTGCTACAGCTAATGTTTCAAAAATATTATGGGGTTCTAAAGATAAGATTTCTTTATCAAGACTACCACTAAGAAAAAGTTTAAATGTTAAAGATGATTCAATGATTAGGTCTAGAGCGTTACGGAACGACTTTGAACATTTTGACGAAAGAGTAGAAACTTGGTCAACTGAATCTACAAGGAAAAATTTTGTAGATTCAAATGTTGGTTCTGCTGGTATGATTATCGGCGTTGATCAAGATGATTATTTTCGTAATTTTGATCCAGATAAAATGGTAGTTACTTTCAAAGGGAAAATCTATGAATTTCAACCAATTGTAGACGAATTAGTTGAATTACATAAAATTGCCGAACATGAATCAAAGAAACCGAGTTGGAAATAATGCATAAATACCCCCTATCAAAAATGTAGGGGGTATAATAGCGGGCAAGGATTTGCACCTTGCATGTGCTGTTAGTTCCTCGTTTACACCTCATTTAACCACGGGCCTCACTACCGTAGCACACGCTCCTTTTAAAAGGTAACTACGTCTACCTATTCCGTCACCGCTATGTCAATATTATAACAATAAATACAGCTAATTATATATCATATATTACTCAAATTATTAATACTGCCCTTCTTCCATAATATCAATAGCCCCAGTATATTCATCCAAATGTTTCATATACATATATGCCTGACGAATAAAATTAGGTGCGCCAGATTCGCAAGAAGGCTTAAAGGAATACCCTCTAGTTAAAAGAGTTTCCGAATCCCTATTTAATTTATATTGAACATCAAAATTAATTAGATTTTTATCCCCATTTACACTACATACTTTGATATAACCATTCAGAATCAAGAATGGGGTATTTTTGATAAGCACATCCACATTAGGTAAGTTCTCCAACTTAGCAACGTTAAATCCTGGTGGTAATTCGAAGTTTTTTTGTAAAGCCATATTTACATCTCCTTTAAGAAGCAATTACTTCAAAGTTATTTGTAATAGAATTAATACCTGTACTACCACTACTTACACCATTTCCTTGATGAAAATTAACGGTATGATTATTCGTAATAAAACAACCATTACTTGTTCCTGTTGCTACTCTTATTCCAAAACTCCCATATATCGTTTGTGTTCTTGTTAACTTATTGCCTTGAATTGTATGGAAGTTCGAGCTGTTCGCTATTAAAATATAAGCTCCGCCAGTTTGCTCTTTACAACAATTACGAACAATATTACTTTGTACTAAGTTATTATCTGAATTAATCACAATTCCAGATCCTTGTATTTCAGAAATTTTATTGTTTTGCACATCATTAATTTTCCCATCTACTGCAATCCCTGTAGATGTAGACTTCTTCCCGAGCTTAACGTGATTATCATGAACACTACATTCTAAGCTATCAGGAGATATATATATTCCCGAATTATAGAAATCGATTACCTTGCACCCCTGTACAGATGAATCTATGCAATTTGACAGCACTATCCCACTTGCTACAGCGCTAGGGTTTGTTCCTGAATTCTTAACAATACAGTTAGCAACTGTTACATTTATACTCTGTCTATTTGTAACCAAAGTCCCACTTACTGCTATTCCATGACCTTGCACTCTATTTACAATTACATCGCTAACTGTAATGTTATCACAACCGCCAATTCGCACACCTCCACCAAAAATACTGCTATTTCGATGACTCAAAACACCGCCGGATATTGCGATATCACGGCACTTCGCATTTTCATGACCAGGCGCTTCAGAATTAAGTGCAATACAATCATCCCCACAATCACGTACAATGTTATCACTGATAATACCCGCACTACTATTAAACCAAACAGCAATTCCATCTCGATACGCATTGAAAATTAAATTTTGCGAAATAATAAAATTCGTTGTGTTAGATACATACATTCCGGCATGACCAGCATTTTTTATCCAAACACCAGAAATATATAAATTATCACATGTATTAGTATCATTCGCTCCTATTTTAATCCCATTTGAAGAATTATCCGCTAATAACCCTCGATATTCCGCGTCAACATCTATGAACACATCTATTATACTAATATAGTTATTTCCGTTTGTAATATCTTTATTAACAATTGCAGGATACTTATCTTGCCCAGCACATTTGATTATACTTGCAACACCATTCCCCATTAGACACACGTTATCTCCAAGTGCAATTGGAGAATTAATAGTTGTGGATTTGTGCAAGTAAACCACACCGCCACCAATTTTTCCAACCGTATCAATAGCTCTTTGTATACGAGGATTGTCAAATTGTTCAACTGCTAATCGTGGGAATTCTTCTACGTTAATGTAATAATGTTGGAGCTCCCTTTTCGACTTCTCATAGTCAAATCGTTTTCGCAAACTTTCAAACTGCATTGATCCATCAGTCAAAGAATCTAAAACCATCGGATCATTACCACCAGGAGCATTTACTACTAGATTAGTTATGCGAGCATCAAAATCACTCTCTATACGAGACACATTTTCAATATTCCCATTAACCGCCCTCATTATCCGTTCTTTATTTTCTATCTCTTTTATTCGGTATAATCGGTCGAAACCGTTTTTATCCGGGGTTAAATGTAATTCTAATTTATCCATTTAAACACCACCTTTTTACAAAATTCGTTTTTTACTAGTTTTATATTATTTTTCTAGCCAAACACGGAATATCCGCGCATATGCTTTCTTTCCTTTAACTTTGTTCCTCATACGGAGATAAAATGCTTTTAAGTCTCCTGTTGGAACGCCTAAATCATATTCAAGTCCAATACCATTGTTTTGATTAGGAGGCGAAGATTGTGTCGATGTAGCCCTACTTACTACAGTGCTTCCATCCCCAGCAACCATTGCAATTTCAACCTCTCCGCCAGCTTCGGTAAATATTTGGGCCGCTACTTTAACGTATCTTGTTTTATGTTCAAAAGTGTAAAATTGACAATCATCTAACACGTCATGCGTTGTAGTTAACCACCAACCATCTTCTACTACATTGATCCCACGATAAGGCGGATAATGTCCTGCAATATCAAACCCATACTGTATATACCCATCAATAATTGTTGGGTACCCATCCGGGCGGGTAATACGAATCATTCCACCATGATAATCGCTCCCGCCAGAACCATGATGTACGTATTTGTATGGATCATCAGGGTTTATCATCCACATCCCTGTATAATCTGTATACACATACGTATTAGCATAAAGTCTCTTTTGTAATAAACTTAAATTACCGCCATCATCGATTAACTGTTTTAATTGATTTTCCGCTATAGTAAAGCTTGCTAGTATATCTGATGGCTTCTTAGTAATTTTCCCGAGTGTGTAAACTTTTGGTTTATTTTCATTTGAGAAGTCTTGAATTTCTACAACTCTAATACGAACATCCAAGTCAAATGGGTCGATAATACACCAGACGTAATCGCCCTTATTAATATATTGCCAACCTAACTCTTCTGCTTCTACTGCAGTTAAAGTAACAACGATGTCGATACTATCGTTTAATTCACGTTTAATACGATCCAGTAGCGATGCCTGGTCCGTATACCTTTCGTCACGTACTGGCTTAGCATGCTTAATCCCATATATGTCAGCCAGTGGACTTTTGTATTCGGCAGTTACAACATATGAACCATCTTCTTTTTTCTTTCCGAACCCTTTTATATAAGTAAAGAACGAAGTTGTATCTATCTCCCTTGAAGGTTCCTTAATATTAAAAAAATACCTAAATTGTTCATCCGTATATGTTCCGATTTCTTTTGAAACTTCTATTGTTTTACTGATTACATCGAACTCCGCTCCGAATTTCTCAAGAATAGATTTCAGTAGTGCAAGTGAGTTATCATCGCCAAAATTATCAACCTTTACACTTACAGGCATATCGGATGTATTAATTATGACGGGAGTATACCCTGTTCCTTTTAAAGCAAATGTCAATAAAGATCCTAAAGGGAATATCCCTGTAATTACTTCATATATGTGATTACCATTTAGGTCATCAAACACTCGATGAAATGCTTTGCAATTCGCCATTACAGTATCACCTAATGGTTTTTCTTTAAATCCTTTTATAACGTATTCTTCATCGTCATAAATAAAGTAATTTTGATTACGGATTAATTGATACGCCGCTTTATTCGTTTCAGTTTTTATAACTGCGACATCTATATATTTATCACCGTTTACTATATCTTTTCTGGAAACGTCATAATCCGTTAACATTTCTTCTTGTCCTGTTATGGAACGAATATAAAGGTCTATTATTTTTCTCACCACACTTTTTATAGATAATAGAACCTAAAATCAAATTCAATTTGAAAAGCTCCCGATGTACCCGACACAATAAAGTCGTTCCATCCAGGAGCTAATTTAATTACTTTTCTATTTGTACTTGTAAATACTGTATTTCCGTTTTTAAACACCCGTACTCGATTGAGTTCTACTGTATCACCTGCAGCAGTAGGGATGTTTAATTTAAATACATCACCCGTTGTACGATTGGTGATTGTTAATCCATTTGTTGCGCCGCGAATACGAATTATTAGTGGTAACTTTCTTGGATCTATTTCAACATCGCTCGCGTTATAAATTTGAAAGGAAGTTGTTGTTGGCTTATATATCAAATCCTCAGCAGGTAAGTTTTGTCCTAGTTGCCACAAATTAGAATCAAATGTAAATGGGGACATAGTGGTCCCAACTGACTCCCAATAAGAAGCGCTTGAAATAAAATCGATAGTTATTTTCCCGTGCCTTTCCGAACGAGCAAATGCTAATGGGTTTTTACATTTAACCAAACGACGAAAACCTGGCATTTGATCGCGCACTATATAGAAAGCTTCACGTGAAAATAATATCCTTTTCAATTCATCACGAAGTAATTCAAAATCAGCATTATCTTTAGCCTCTATCCTGCATTCGGCACTCCCTTCCCATGCTCCATATGTACTACCAAGATCTAATAATCCATCACTACCATCTGCAGCGTTTTCGAATTCATGATTAATATTGGAGGTAGGGAGATGCCAACGAGTCACATATAAATTGTATTTTTTCATATCGAAAACTTTTCCGTTTTTATATATGATTTTGAAGTTGTTAAGTTCTTTCAAGTTCATCATCTACTCCTACCTTTCAAGAACAAACTTTCGTTATATTGATTTCCTTGTAGACGGTTAATGTGAGGGTCTAATCTTGCTGTCATTTCTTCCCCATCAACATATAATTTTGCTGTCACTAAAATTCTGTCCGCTATGTCAGTATTATTCGATACAGGAGCACGAGAACTAAATATGCCGCCAAAGTTCTCAGCAAATCGATTAAATACCGCATCAGCAAACGGATCCATGCGGCGTCCTACAAGAGGAACAGCAGCCTCTTTGCCTTTTTCCCCGATTCCAATTACAGTAGCTTTATCGAAGAATCCACCGTTCGCATGCCATTCAAGACTTGGTGCAGATGGTGGATTTAAGCTGAAACTACCGACTATTCTCGGCTGAGGTAAACGTGGTAGTTTAGGTATTGTAATTTCAGGTAGCTGTAATTTGAAATTAAATAGACTTTTAATTTTTTCTATCCATCCGCTAACTGTTGCTTTTACATCGCTAAAACCATCGTCTAAACCTTGTTTAAATTCTTTAATGATTTTTATAGCTGCGCCTAACAAAGGAACATTTTCAAGTATATTTAAAATAGCTTTACCGATAGTATCAGCAGTAATTTCAGCATTTTTCTGTTCACCTGCCATACCATTAATAAAACGTTTTAACAATTCTCGTCCAACTGCTAAAGCAATAATACCTGCAGCAGCTAATAGAGCAATGAATGCATCAACAACGATTTCACCTAATTTATCAATTAACTCAGGTTTCTTTTCCTCAAACCCTTTATTCATTTCATCCATCGTTTTTCTGGCCGCATCTTTAATTTCTGGTTTAGAAGATAAAGTGCTGAACCAATTTGCAATTTCTGCCCACCATTTTTCGAGATTCTCTCCCCAGTTAGCAGCAGTTTCATCAAACCAAGTAGAAATACTGTTCCACCAAGCTTCAAGCTGTTCCCAAGTGCGACCAGGAAGTGTAGTCCACCATGTAACTATGGAATTCCACCATTTTTCGAGATTTTCACCCCAACGTGCAGTTGTTTCATCAAACCAAGTAGAAATAGAGGTCCACCATAGTTCTAATTGTTCCCACATACGATCAGGGAGTGTAGTCCACCACGCAGCTATAGAGGTCCACCATTTTTCAAGGTTCTCAGCCCAACGTGCAGTTGTTTCGTCAAACCAAGTAGAAATAGAAGTCCACCATAGTTCCAACTGCTCCCACATGCGTTCAGGAAGTGTAGTCCACCACGCAACTATAGAAATCCACCATTTTTCAAGGTTCTCAGCCCAACGTGCAGTTGTTTCATCAAACCAAGTAGATATAGAAGTCCACCACAGTTCCAACTGCTCCCACATGCGTTCAGGAAGTGTAGTCCACCATGCAGCTATAGAAGTCCACCATTTTTCAAGGTTTTCACCCCAAATAGAAACGGTTTCATCGAACCATGCCGAAATAGCAGCACTCCATTCACTTAATTTGGATTGCATTTTACTAGGAATAGATGAAAGCCATTCAGACATTGCGTTCCATAATTGATTATAGAAACGAATGTTTTCTTCATTTTGTTCGTTAAACCATTGAGTAATTGCTTCTTTCCAACTGATAAGTTTTGATTTTATTTTCTCTGGAATGGAATCAAACCAATTACTCATTTCCACCCACCAAGTATCTAGATCTTTCTTAATATCACTAGCTTTAGTGGAGAACCAGTTGGAAATTTCTTTTTTCCATGTATCTAGTTTTTGTCTTGCTCTTCCTGGAAGTTCATTGAAGAACGTTTCAATATTTGTACCCCATTCGTTCAATAATGATTTCGTATTACCGGGAAGATCCTTGAAGAATTTAATCGTGTCGTCATACCACTTCTTTAACGTCTTTAGTGCTTTTTCTATTGGTTCCGTCATACTATCTGGCAAAAGTGCCCATAGGTTTTTAAAGAGTAGCTTTAAAACAGAACCTAAAAGCTCTATTTGTAATTTCGCTGCATCAGAGAATGCTGAAAGTATGGTTTTTATTCCCTCTAGGGCACCCTCCCAATCACCTGCAAGTAATGCCGTTAAAAATTGTGTTAAACCATCAAGTAATTTGAAAAATGCGCCGAGTAGATCTCCTGAGATTCTAGAGAATTCTTTAAAGAAATCTGCGTAGTTCGGTAATATTTCATCTTTCATAAATTTAATGTAGCTATTAAAGGCTTTTTTTACATTCTCAATAGCTTTTAAAAATCTATCTATCTCTTTATCAGAGAATCCTAATGATTCTAGTAACTTAACTGCTTGGACATTATCACCTTTAAAAGCTGCAAATAATGCTTGTACATACTTTTTGGCAGTTTCAGCGCCTTTTTGAATTGTATTATATAAATCCGTAACACTTTTCTTAATGCTCGATACACTGCTAATAATACTTTTAATAGCTTCTGGAGAAAATCCTAATCTATCTAAAATAGAAACTGCCTTTCCTTCATTTCCATTCCAAATAGCAGCAATAGCACCTGCGAATTCTTTTATTTTCGTAATAACAAAGGTTAACCCTTTGATAATAGCCGTTAAAACATCAATAACTAACCCTAGTTCAGTTACAAAAACGGTGACTGCAAATTTTATAGAAGGAACAAGCCATTTCATAAGTAAATCTATGATTTTGCCTATTGCATCACCTAATCCCTTCCAAAAACTCTGCGTACTGCTACCGTCGCTACCGACAAGAATATTAATCAGTTTAAGAAAAGATTGCCATAACTCCTCTAGTTTTGGAATGAGTGGCTCTATGGCTTCTAAAATTGCAGACTTTATATCATTCCATCCATTTATAATGGAGTTACGAAATATTTCAGAATGTTTCCATAGCTTCATAATTGTTCCGCCTAAAAGTACTAAGGCAGCAGATACAACAGAAGCCATCCCAGCAATCCTAAGAAAACCTAATACACCTTGACCTATAGTTGTCCATAATAAAGTGAAAGCTGCTTTCATACCTTGTGCTCTACCTATACCAATCGCCATTGGTGCAAGTATTAATGTCATCGCTGTAAATAAGTAAGCGAACATACCAATTAATTTTACAATATCAGGATTCAGCTCATTGATTTTATTAATGAATTCACCAACCATAGTACCTGCATCTACTACAACGGCTGCAATTTTACCCCAAATTTCCACAAATGGAGCAAGTGCCTCTGCCCAAGTCGATTTGAATTTTTCCCACGCTATACCTAGTGGTTTCAAACTATCTTGCAGCTCTTTTACTTGACGGTCTGTGGCTTCTTTTAATTCAGAGAGTTCATCGATTGCTTGTTCTTTTGCTAATCGTGATTTTTCTCTCCATACGTCCACATAATGATTTAAGCCTTCTTGCGTCATTTGAGTTAAGGCGTCTACTTCATTAGCAGCTTTAGGACCCATTTGTTGTAGTTCCTCAATCAAACCTTCGTCGACACCGCGAGCAGCTAATTCTTTTAAATTGCCCATCCAATTCTTTAATACTTTTGTTTGCGTTTCCAGGTTTTTCGTTAATTTAGCAGGACTGACTGCTTGCACTTGAACTTCTTCAAAAATATTCGCGAAATTTTTTATTTCATTTGTTCGTTTATCAAGTTCTTCTGCATATACAGCAGTTACTTCAGCTATTTGTTGTCTGATTTCTGCTGGATCTGGACCATGTGCAGCTTTAGCCATTACAGTAGTAAAACCAGCAAGTGCAATACCAGCTACAATTGCTACTTGTTGCATACGCATAAGTCCTGTATTAATTAACATAATACGATCCATTAAATCTTTCATACTTGCATTTGGACCCAATTGTTGTAAAGCGATATTAGCAGCTGTACCTTGTCGCGCCATTCGTTCAAGCCTATCGCCAACTTGTAAGAAAGCACGATCAATTCTCTGTATATGACTAACTTCTGGAAGGATATCCATCATTTTTTGAGATTGTGTTTTTCGTGCATTCATCATATCGATGGAATGTAAAAATCTGTCTCGATACGCTTCCATTGCAATTGCTGCACGATTCGCTGCATCTTGTGTATGGACACCAAGTTCATTAATCATAGTGCTGTATGCTTGTCCACCACGAGCGGCTGCTTCCATTGCTCTGCGGACTTGTAACGTTTGTCGCTCTAAGACGCGCATACCTGCCTCGTAAGAAGCGAAATCCCCTGCATCTCGTAATGCTTCTAAACGCTGTTTTGTTCGTGCCAGTTCAGACTGGAATCGACGTAATTGATCTTGCGACTCTTCTGTACTGATTTTGGCAGTACCATTACGATTCAAACCAAGTACAGCCAACTGCGTTTCTTTAATATGAGCATTTAACTCTTGTACGGCCTTTGCAGCACTTTTACCACTGGAGCTAGCAGACATCATTCTGCCTAACTCCACACGATTGCGTACAGTAGCATCTGCCAGTTGGTCTAATGATTGAGTTCCGGTTCTAGATAAATTGCGTAAATGAGTACGTGTAGCGTTTAAAGCGGTATCAAATCCACGTAAATGCTCAGGGAGATTACGGATAGGTTTACCTATATTTCGAGATGAACGTTCAACTTCTCGTTCGACATTCTCCATTGGATTGTAATTACGCATTCTATGTTGAGTTCTGCGCCCGGACTCTTCTATATAATCAAAGAATTGTCGGTACGTCCGTCTGGCTTGCCGATCATCTGCAGTAATATCTATTGTGGAACGCCCTGCATTTCCCATATATCATCCTCCTTTCCTCAAAAATAAAGAAGCCTAAGCGTTTTACTCAGACTTCCACCATGTTCCTTGTACGAATTTGCTATTCTGTTGTTCTTTTGGTGAATCTGTATCAGCTGCAATAGCATCTTCATAAGTAGGAGGAAGAATACTGTCAAAGTTTTTACCTTCATTGAGTAATTGATCCATAAATAGCAATAAGCCTTGGAATTGACCATATACATTTTCTTTATAATTAACATACTGCTGTTTTAATGCATCTTCATACTTTCGTCTTATCCATTCTGGTGTATGGTCTAATACGTATTCCTCTGTATAGGAATAATGTGTAGCTACAAAACTTACTGATTTGACGATTCCTTCGATAAATTCAGTCCAAGTATTTGATCCACTGCTGGAGTCTCGCTTACTTGTTCTTCCACTTTCGGGAACCATTTGTCGATTAGAGTCTTGAAGTCCGGCAGATCTTTGTTGAACAGTTTCTTCACTAACTGACGGACTAGAGTAAAAGTTTTGCCCAACTCTGTTTTATCCGCATACTCAATTAGAATAGATAATGTCTCATTTAAATCTAATTGCAGCGCCTCTGCATCTGTAACCTCGAGTAAAATCGATAGAATACGAATTAATTGCTCTTCTGTTAATGATTCTAAGATTAGAGCGTAACCTTCGAACACATCTACCGTTTCATCAATAAGAATTTCACGTGCCTGATTATAGATACGGAAACCGTCTACACCGATGAATTTAACAATACGAATAATTTTGGCCATAGTGATTTTAGGAAGCAATAGCTGCTTCCCGTTTGATAATGTAACCGATCCAATATGTTTATCTACATCAATTGATTTTAAAATGTTTTCCATAGTATTCTTCCTCCTTAAATATCGCTAACTAGCGTACTTCCTCAATTTCGTAATACACGTTTTCATTTTCTGGAACGCCTTCTACAGCAAATGCTTGTAAACCAAGTGGTAAAACACGTTTCGCTTTACTAAATGTTTGAGTCTTCTCATCTCCGCTTACTTTGCATTTACGGAATACGGCCATATATAAACTGCCATCTTTCTTTTGGCTAATATTAGCTAGCATAATTTCCGGAACGTTCCCTACTGATCCATAACCAATACGTTTACTACCTAAAGCTTTTACAGGATATACCTTCGTCCCTGTAGCTTGGGCTTGTTTCACTGGTTCTGCTAGGTAAATAGAGTTTCCAGAGATTTTATTAATTTTTATAACTTCATTACCAATCTTTAAATATCCACCTTCTTTAAAGTCAACACCAGGAGCAGCTGCAAATGTTACGATTGTAGCATTCACTGCTAATTCTCCACTTGAATCAACAGATGTTCCTAATTCTGGTGGTGTTTCAATGATTGGACTACCAATTAAAGCTAGTTGTCGATTTTCTACGGTATTCTCTGCTAGTTGAGTGCTTATATTATGAGTCCAGTTTGTAATTTCTGTATCAACAGCACCTTTTACTTGGTCAATTTCAAAATCTTCTGTTTCAAATCCACGTGTGACTGTAATACCTTCTGTTGTTCCCCCTACGTCTTTCCAAGAAGGTTTTAATTCGAATGTTGCTGTATCCATTACATCTGAAATCTTTGTTGGTGCAGCAGTACCATAAGGCACCCATACCAAACGACCTGCTCCACCGATGATGTTACTTGCATTAACTTTATATAAGTTACTCATTATTCAGCCACCTCTCTAAATTTCCAAGAAGGAGCAGCAAGTAATAACTCTGCTTCCTCTTTTGTAATTGTTTGATTTTTACCATTACCGACTTCTAATAATTGTCCTGGCATAATATCTAAGTCAGAACGAAATCTATAAAATAAAGCCCCGTTACCTTCAACGGGACCTTCGCATAAAATCTTTTGTTTTAATACCTGTTTTTCAGCCACTACATTCACCTCTATGCTTCCAAGTGTTCTAAGCGCATATAGCACCAACCTTGGTATTTATTTGCTACTTCATCAAAATCAGGAGTAGGATTACCTTCTTTTTCGCACCATTCAACCTGCAATCCCGTAATAGATGCAGTATGACGTTCTAATATGTTTGTGGCATTAATTAATACATTCATAGCCTCAATATCATCTTTTTCAGAACGTGAGGTAACTTGCAATCTTGTAAAACCCCTGCCTCCTGCTACCTTAACGCAAATTGAAGGGTATTTTGCCTTTGAGGGAAATGTATTCCCATAACATGTAACACCAAATATTTTAAAGAAACGTACAACATGAGGGATTGGATCTACATAATCAATCAAATTAAATCCCTCCTATTCTAGAATTAAGCGAACTTGTGTTTCAGCTACCTGCTGCATACGTGGTTCCGCTCTATCTAATGCTCTGGCCATAATGTTATATCTGCTCTCTAAATTAGGAGCATAAGCAACAGCAGAGCCTATTTCTAATGTTGTTTTACTTTCTTCCTCTGTTAGCTCATGAACTACATCTGCTTCAGTAGCATCGCGTTCACCCTTACCGCTTTTATCGGTATAAGGAATATTCGTTAAATAACCGATAGAGTTAATATAAAGAGAAGTATCAATATGATTGTCCTCTTGTGTTACTTCTTTCGCTTCATCAGCCCATACCATCCCGGCTGCTTCAACAGCTTTTTGACGAGCTTCTTTTAGCTTTCCTGGTATTTGGCGAGCAAACTGGCGCGCCTGAGGATCTAACCTCACATTAATGTTAATCCCCATTTAATCACGCTCCTTTTTCAACTCCACCTCATAATGGTGAAGTCTTATCCTGCTGTATTCACGAGATATTTTTTTAACTCCATATACACCAGGTAATAATGAGTTATTTTCTTTATCACGTATATCTTTTATCTGCATAGTCTCTTCAATTTCTTGAGAGGCAGCTAAATACAGGATAGGTTGGATAATAGTATCAACACTGGTATCATTTTTGGTCACTCGTTTTTCTATTTGATCAAAACGACAATGAATATTTGGTATATCCTCTTGTCCGTATATATCTCGGCCATAATCATCTTGACCAATAACGACATTCTGCTTTATGAAAGTGCATCGATGGACTAGTAAACTTTCAAATCTCATCGGTTAATCCTCGATGGTCCAGATACAGAAAAGAAATTAAACCCAGTGACTATATTCTGCATTCGTAATGAGTCCAGGATTAAATCTAATTCTTTAATACCTGTCCTGTTTGCACCAAATCTCATTTCATCTGCTGTATTCCCACCTAATGCATCTCGTAATGTATAAGAATAGTTGCCTATTTTCTCGCTAGAAGCTGCGCTCAACTGCGATTCTTTCATTTCTGGGTTGTCTTGGTACCAAAGATACTCAACGAGCAATACAGTAGCAATAAGAAGGTCTGAGAGAGTCTGTTTATTCGTCTCATTTTCAAACATTCTTTTTACTTCCCTATGAATCCATGAAGCAGCACGATCTATATATAATTGTATTTTTTCATCAGAAAGAGAAGAAACCTCTACAAAAGAGGTTCTTTCTTTCACATCTGCAGGAGAAGCATACATTTACTTCACCTCAACAATGAAACCATATTCAATTCGTTCCAGTAATGTTTTTGAAGGTGCTGCAGGTAATTCTTTTTCTTGATCTCCTGCCAAAGTAAAAGACCCTTCCGCATAGCATTCTGCATACTGTGTGTTAGGGTCTCTTAATCGATACTTCACTTGCTCCGGATTAACTTTATCTGTTCGTAATTGTTGCTGTAATTCTTCTAATTGAGGAACCGTATAATTTCCATCTAATTGTTTTGGATCTAAAGAAGGATTTTCTTCAACAATTTCTGCAATTAAATCTTTTTTGGCCATGTATAACCCTCCTTATGAGCGAGCTTGGTCAAGTGTTACAATCATACGTGCATTTGGATCAAATGGTACAAAGTCAGAAGTAACAGTTGCATATGATCCATCTACCTGCGTTTTAACACTTCGGTCACTTTCAACAGAGAATGGTTTGTACTGATATTCAGCCAATGCAAATCTTGTATCCACTAACATGATACGACCATCTGGTATATCTTCTGAAATGAACGGTGTTGTATTTAATACATCCGGCATACTTCCATCTTTTAATTCGTTTAAGAAGATTAAATTTCCGTTTGCTTCTTTTTGCGTTGCCCATTGTTCTGCAGTTTTTAAGTTCATAACGCTGCGGTTGTAAGTGAATCCATATTTTTGATTTGCGTATTGTGTAGCATACCAAATATCTGAGATTTTCCAGTCATTCGCAGTTTTTACACCTAAAGTTGGAGCAGCATCAGTTCCGTCTTTAAAATAGCCATTTAATAAACGGTGAATTGCTAGTTTTTCATCAGTACGACCGATTTGCATACCACGCTTACGTAAATGTAAAGCGAGCATATCGATTTTCATCGATTTTGCTTCGTCAGTAATCTCAATTCCGTTACCACGTTTATATACATAGATTGTATGGTCTGTGTCTAGCTTAATTGCTACAACAGGAATTGGAGCCCCTTGACCTACAAAGCTTAAATCTAAATCATCGTTATCTTTATTTTCAAGCGTGTAGTATTGATAAGACATTTGATCCATAGGGATTACTTGGCCAACTAATTCAGATGCACGTCCTGCTGCAAGGTAACCCTCACGGAATCCATCCTCCAATACAGCGTTAAATAATGGCTTTGTATTATCATTTTGATATAATGCACGCACTTCTTGAGAGCCGATATCGTTAATTCCTAAGGCACGAATGGCATCTTTTAACGTAACACCTTGTGCATCAAGATAAGAACGGAAAGTAGCAGAACTATTTTTATTAATTAAATCTCCTGCTTGTCCTGCAATACGTCCATTTTTAGCAGAAGCTTCTCGAATTGCAGTCGTTAAATCAGAGCCGTTTGCTAGTTCGATAACTTCACCGCGGCTATTTTTAATTTTATGTTTAAAGTTCATGTAACTTCCTCCTTTAAGGTAGTAAAACTTCTACTGTTTTTTTCGTGTTGTTAACTAAATAAACATATGTTCCATTCCCTGCAGCTGCCTTTTTCACTCCACCATTACCATCAGCAACAACTGAATCACCAATAGCAATTGCTCCACTATAAGGGAATTCATTATTACGAGAATAACCATATACATGTACCCCTAAAGGAGCATCTTTAGAAGTGACTGTATGTTTCGCAGTCATAACAATCGCATCATCTGCAATGGCTTTTTTAGCGTGATATGCTCCTGTAGTAGCGAATTTTAAAGGTGTACCTGCTTTAACGGGACTTTCTGCAGTAGCATCTTGTGCAAAGACTGTAAGTGACAAACCAAAACTATCCGGTACAACACCGCCTACTTTGTTAAACATTATTTGTTCCCTCCTTCAAATCGTTCTGAAACAATTACATCATCTTCTGGTTCTCCACCAAGTAATGGATCTCCATTTGTTTGACGACCACCATTAAAACGATCTTTAGCCATCGCTTCATAAGTGTCAATTTCTTCTTTAACGAAATCTAAATCAGCAGCACGAACTAACATTTGACGATACTTATCCGCGTCGAACTTGTCACCTTGTGCTCTTGTACGAGCTTCTACTGCGTTATTAATCATGTCTGCAGCATAAGTACGCCCTTGTTCTGCTTCCTCTTTTAGTTGTTTAACACCATCTACGGTGGCATTATCACCAAGCTCATTACGAATAGCAATATCATCCGGCTGACGGAAAGTTTCTCCTTCTTCGCCAAGTAATTTATAAATCTCACGTTTCTCAACTTTATTTTCTCTAATAGCATCTGTAATTTGTTGTAATAGTCCCACGCTATTTGCCCCCTTGTGATTTTTAGACATAAAAAATGAACGCTTATTGTTATCCAAGCGAACTTGGAACTGGCGTTCTAGTATTTCGATATTTTGTTGTGAAAGCTGACCTTGCTGCATATATTCACGCGCTTTATCAATATAAGCACCTGGTGTTGCTCCTTTATATACAGTGGATACTTCTCTTAAATGAGCATCTACAATCCAAGAAAATGACATTCGTCCATGTTCATCTTCTAAACCAGGAATATGAGGACATTCCCAGTCCCATAAGTCACGACCACATGATCCGCATCGGTATGACATTTTATCTCCACCGAATCCAACTGACATGTCTCTAATAATGCCAGCTTTCATTGCTTTAATCGTGTCATCCGTATTCTCGCCATTTAAAGTAAGTCCTCGCATAATATACCAGTGACCTCTAACGGCATTGAAACTATTTGCATCATCTGCAGCAGGTACAAGAGTCCCATCGTAACTACGACCATATGGTATTAAAGAAATATCATGGCCATTAAGTAATGAAACACCTGTTTTTAAGTCTTCTGCATAATTTCGTAATGTTGTAGTTGGATCCATTCTTGTGAAATATGAATCTTGTCTATCGTTAGAACAGTTACCACTAAACGTAAATATGTCTTCCATAGTAACAGGCTCAATCGTATGCCTATTAATAAGTTCTAAATCAACATCTTGGTTCTGTTCCAAGCTTAATCGTACCGGTAAGTGTAATACTTGTGCTGCTTCACTCATGAAATCATTCACCTCCCTTCAATATTTCTCAGAATCGCACACCGTTATTCCATAATTCTTGGATGAACTGTCTCGTCGTTAAAACTACACGCTTTCCATTTGTCGAGAGTGTAGGTCTGGAATATGGTCTATTAGCGAACTGCAATCTACCAACTTGGTAATCACGTTCTTGACGAATCTCACGCAATAATTTGTATCGGTATTTTCGTTCTCTATGAAATTTGAAATACAAAAATACTTTTTTAATTATCATGATAACTTATCCTCCTCGCCCTGCAGAATCCGTTTATACCAACAACGGCAACAAATTAAATTACTTGCAGTAGCACCATGTGAATGGTCACCAGGGAACATCAATTGTTCTGAACTACCTTGTGCATTTTTCACTTCAAATGGCTTATCAAAAGGTTGTATCTGTCCATTCGCATCATAGTGACCTGGTCTTGTTCTATCAGGTTGTCGAGCAGAACGCCACTCCTTACCAATTACCATTCCACTTTGTTCATCTGAATGAAACTGTCCTGCACGAGAAGCGTTTATTACTTCTGTACGCGCAATTGTAGTTGCTCTGGTATGACTGAACTCAAATGAATCTTGCAGTGCATCAGAAAACTTCTGAATTGTATAATTTCCTTCTGCTGCTACATCCCAGAGAGTCATAATGACAGCTTCATCTGTGGTACCTTGTATAAGTTCTGCACTATTATATGCGCGATTTGTAAGCCATCGGAGCAATTTCTCATCGTTATACTCAAAATTAATCTCTGGATCTATCTCGAATAAGTTTTCTTCTCCTGCTAATATTCCAGCAGTTGTTGTCCATTTAAGAACTGTTTCTTCCCATTCTTTTACTTCTTCAATTGAATCACCAAGGATATTTTCTGTTAACCACTTCAAAAATTCATCTGAAGGGTCTGAACGGTTACCTTTGTCCATACGGTACATATTTACTAGAATACGAGTTGGGATTTCTGGTGCTGATTCTAACCTATCAATATATCTTTCTAGTTGCTTCTGTAATAAACCATGCATATCATCACGAGCTTTTGTTGTGATTTTTGCAATTTCAGAGGACCAGGATAAATCCATTTCCTTTACGTACTCATCTTCCTCAGTATCAGCGCGCATTTTACTTTCTTTTTTCATCTGCCGGCGTTTGCTTCTTTCAACAGCAGGTGGAGCAGAAGGCATTTGTGGTTCTGCTATTGCATCATGTCCAACCATATGCTGTGCCGCTTCATTATTATCAATCCAACCAGCCATTACTTGTGCTTGCTTAGTCATTGTTTCAATGTTCTCTGCATTCGCTTCTTTTTCGCGGTCATTTACACGTATAGAATTAAAAGTAAGCCTTGCCTTGGATTGTTTACCGTGAACTTGCAAAGCTACGTTATATGCACGTTCTAATAAGCGTTTAATACCACGCTGCATGTTTTCTATACCTGCTACATAAATTTGCCACTGAATCGTACCGTGAGTTTCCGTAGTTCCCTCATTTCTACCTAATAAAATAGGTAACTGCTTCAATGCAGTGGTTACTCGTTGGTTAATTACATCGATAACTTTTGTAATATCCATGGATTTACCTTGTATACCGCCTGTCATTGTTACATTCACGCTATCAGTATGGAAGAAGTCGTCATCTGGTTTTAACTCACTCATCATCCTTTGTACTTCAGTTATATAATTTGTTACATATTGTTGTACTGCTTCTGCATCACCTTGTATATGAGGTGGTATATTCTTCATAATCGCTTCTTCTACTACTGAAATATCAAAGCGAGCATGTCCTTGATGATGTACTACCTTCTGTAAATCTCGTAATACTTGTACTTGGAAGAAGATAATTTGCAGTATAGGTAATATAGGAGAACGTCCGTATGGATCATTCACATCTGGGTCAAGTGGAAAATAGAATACTTGTTCTTGGTTTAGTACTTTGTATTCTCCATTATCCTGCTTCTGCACCAATTCCAGTTGTTTCTCATCCTTATTGAATCGGAAATCCAATGTAGAAGGGTCTATTGCATGAAAATCAACTACATTATCTATACCTTCTGTTAACTCCACCTCAAGAGCAATTGCCCCTTGAGTAATAGCAGTAAGGAATAATACACCTATTAGCTGATCTGTGCCGCCTCCATACATTTTCCCGACTCTTTTAGCGATATCATTAAGGATTTCTTGTGCTTGTTTATCAGGTTTACCAGTAGGTTTTAAACATTCTAATTCATGGCCACTATTACCTAATCGAATGAAGTTCCATATCGCCATACTTGCATCTGGGTCAATATCACGTATCATACGAAGACTTTCCATAATATCTTTTGTACGATACTCAGAGCGTTTTATTGGACCGTCATACCACATAAATTGACGTTCCCATTTATTTTGCGTTTGCTTACCACCCTGTAATCCTTTAAAAGAAGAACGAACAGCAGCAGAAACATTTGCTCTTAATTCATCGTTTTTTCTGTTTTTCTTACCAGAAAACCAATCCCTAATACCAATAGTAATCACCCCCTCTTAATTCCTGATATTACAGGAGACACAACATAATTCATTTCCTGCGGTATATTCCATCTATTTAATGCTTGTGATGCACCGTCAACTTGATCATCATTCTTACCGGACGGAAATACAATAAATTCTTCAATAAAATCATGTATCCATGGTGCGATAGATGGATCCGGTAAATACACATTACCTGCTTCAAATTGTGGCGCTGCAGCTTGTGCTCTTGCGATTTTTCCGCCTTCTGGATTAACACCTATAATGCCCGGTATTTCTTTTTGGAGCGTTTGTATTACTGCTGAACCATTCGCCTTATCTTCTATTAATTTGACTCCTGCACGTGGCCATTTAGCTGTTAACGACCTTATTGCTCGTAGTGTAGCAGGAAAGTCCATTCTGTCTCTTACCTGGTCTAATAAATACTTATCAGCACCACGTTTACCCCAAACTTGGCCAACAACAAAGTCACTTGATTCCGTATCTTTAAAAGTACAGTCCCAAGATTGCATTTGTTCGCTTATATCAGATGGGATTACCGTATAAAACTTAATAAACCATGGTCGTTTAAAGATTGCTCCTTCTCCCGGGCTTGGTCTTTGCTGAAACAGTGAGGACCATGTGCGAGTACCAACTTCAATCTTCTTATTCTTTGCCCATTCCTCGTCATATCCAAGCTCTGGACATAAAGGTTCGCCAACCTTACGGCCAAGTAGGTCATCTTCATCTTCTGCAATAGCAGGTAAGCGAAGCCTAATCCAATTGTGAGGGCTTCTCTCTAATAAACGACCGATAATATCATCTTCATGCCAACGCGTCATAATAACGATGACAGAAGCGCCTTTATGAAGACGTGTGGAAAGAGTAGATTCCCACTCATCCCATACTTTCTCACGAATAGTAGGAGAATTTGCTTCTTCTGCATTTTTAAATGGGTCATCTATAATAAGTAAATCGGCACCTTGCCCGGTAATAGAACCACCAATACCTGTAGCAATCATTCCACCTTTATGATCTTGCAGTGACCAGTCATTCTTTGCTGCATTATCATCCGACAATCTGTATCCAAATAATTCTTCACCAAAGTTTTCTATCTTCTGTTTGTTCAAACGTCCGAATTTACGGGCAAGATTATCTGAATATGAAGCAGCAATTACACGTTTTTCTGGATTTTTAGCAATAAAAAAAGACGGGAATGATTCCGTCGTGGTCATTGATTTACCGTGACGCGGTGGCATTTCAATCAATACATATAATTGTTCACCATCCGCAATACGTTGCAGTGTGTCACATATTAATCTAGTATGTCTAAAATGTCTGTAATTACCGAAATGAACATATTCCACATACTCAGCAAATGAACGACGTGCTAGTTCTCTCTTAATAGCATCATGCGTCGGTAGGTTTTTTAATGATAGCTTCAAGTTGCTTCAGCTCCTCTACCGTATACTGACTTAAATCGGTCGTATGTTCTACTGTTTGCTTCATTTCACCAGTATGATCAAATTCTTTGCGGTCGCGCCATGTATCTTGTTTTCTATTTTTAAGCCAAAAAATAATAGCAGTCGTATCTGGTGGAACTTGTTTCTTTATACGCTTTACTTCAACATCTTCAAACACATCTTCTTCAACTTCTTGCCGCATGACAATAACTTCTTCATATGTGTATCCGAGCGCCTTTTTTAAAAGAGCATTTTCCACTTCACGATCTACTACTTCTTTCCCTTTAGCTAATGCTCTTGTAATTAGTGGGTGTTTATTTTTCCAGTTACTAAGTGTTGAACGACTGACACCGATGTTCTTTGCTATTTGTTCCTCTACAAGACCATCACGTGCCCATCCTTCTATTTTTAGCAACCCTTCCTTTGTCAGCCAAGCCTGTACTTTTCCTTTGGCCATAACCACCACCTCACGATATACTCTTATATAAAATAAAAAAGCAGCGGATTCGCTACTCCAAATTAATCATTTACATCCGATACAAACTCTTTCGAAATGTCTTCTGCTTCACAGTAAACATCTAAGTCAGTCCAATAACTTTCATCATAACGATATTCTTCTAAATGATCTGTAGACCATCCTAATTTTTTACGAGTAGCAATTATTTCATCATAATCTTCGTTTCTAGCATCTTCTTTAAACTTTTGGGAGGCTAACGTTTCTGCTCTCTCGTGATTTTCTGCAATGACATACACATGAATTTGGCTATACCCTGTATATCCATTCGTCACGTAATAAAGATTCATTTTCTTTCTTTTTTTCATATATCGCTTCTTTTTCATAAAAACACCTCAAAAGAATCTTAATTTCAAAAAATCCATAACGAAAACTAATTTATGCAGGGAAATTAAATATTTATACAAATGACTGCTCATAATGTATCTTATGTAAACAAGGTTTTCGGGAAATATGCCGTCATATCAACGTTTGTAGCAATTTCGAGTACTTCCACTTACACTATCTTTTATGCATCGTTGATTTTACGCTATTTTCACCTTAAAACACTCGTTATTCCCTGCATAAACTTCACTTTGTTAACTATCTATACTTTTGTTCAATTTTACCCTTCCAACCACACCTGTAATACTCGGAAACGAGCTTTCTTACCTTCGACACTAGACTTAAATCGGAGCTGCACATTTTGTTGATTCCCTGTAGGATCTCCAATATCAATTGTAATTTCTGTCGTTTTACTATTTAATCGATTAGCATTAGAAGAAATGATTTCATCTGATATCATTTTGGCATTATCATCAAATATAGCGAGAATTGATTCAGAACCTTCTTCTGTATATTGACTAACGAGTAATTTAAGGTATCTTGATTGATGTTTAAATCCGATGCTTCTGAAAGTTTGATAAGTGTTCTTATCTGTCACAAACCAAAGTTCTTCTTTTTTTTCATCATAATACGTTTCAAAGTTAACACTTTGATTCTCTTGTACAAAATCTTCTGATAAACTCATTCATCTTCCTCCTCTATTTTCGTTCGTTTTATTAAGATTATTTTCTGAACCCTTCAATCCACATCCCAATACATATAATAGCCCACGCTATAGAATCTTTAAGTTTATCAATCATTATCTCGCACTTCCCTTTTTAGGTGTCCAATTTGTCTAATTGCACAATACTTACATAACGGCATTTCTGCTAATGTGTTTATGTGTTATCACACGAATACATAAGGTCTACTTGTGCAGTTATTCTATAATTTCTATATAACAAAGAAAAAAGCACCCGTTACGGATGCTTAATATACACTATTCATTATCTTTAATTGTTTTTTCACTTACCCTTATCGATAATACATTATCTAAATTAATCCAAATATCATTAAACTGAAACCATTTAGATGACCTAGTAATATAATCACCTAGTGTTTGAACAGTAGTTTTATTATCATCTTCGTATCTAGCAACATGTTTTCTAGTTTCCCCATTATTCGATACGATTTCGATTATAAATTCTTTCATCACCTATCACCTCATATCTTATTATACAAAATAAAAAGCCATCACCGAAGTGACAGCTCTTTTACAACTATAAAAATATTAAAGGGGATGGGAGAAATTCACGTTCTAAACATAAGGGGGTATGTTTATGTGAATCAAAGGTCAAGATCACTCTCAACCTTCTCTCAGCCACCGCATTTCCGTATTATTAGCTACGCGCTTTACGTTCGGTGACTGAAAGAAGAGCAAGAGTTTCAATAACTCTTTTATTGCTCATATGTTGCGACTCTTCTCGTTTATACTCCGTAGAGTCAGTAAGTGCTTCGGCTATTGCCTTTGCAAACCATTCCTCTTATATTTCGTCCCGTTACAGGTGAAATATAAATATTGTCGTATATAAAGGGAATTAATCTTTATATACAAGACAGTACTGCATTTTTCCACTGCCTTACTATAACCAACATAATCAGAGTGGGCACTGAAAAGGGATAACAGTGCTATATTGGCTATAGTAAAGGAGTGACAAGTTCCTTTACACGTATACAACAGAATTTTTAAAATGTGTTTTCCAAAAACATGTAGACTTTTTAGAACGAGTTCACTCAATCATGAGCAACCCCCCATTCTAGAAATCAACATGGCAAGAGTAATAGATTTATATCTATTTTCAACGTAGAAGGTGGATTCTGCGTTGAACGATAGGTACAAATTAGAAGCAGCATGACGAATGCGAGTTATCTCACACCCGCCATGCTGATATATGTCATTTTTAAGTTTTAATATTTTAGCAATCCTTTTGCTTCTTTAAAGGGAATCTTCTCACCCCTCACCACGGATTTTTACCGCCGATACCCTGCACCTATACATTTTGTTGCAGTAACGTTTTGCTAATGGGGTGTATTCCGTAACGGATTGTAATTACAGAATAACCACGCTATCCCCTTAGTTATGCTATTTTCAAAGAGCAATTAACTGTAGATATAGCGTATCGTTTATTCAATTGTTAAAAGGTGCTAAAAAAGGTGCCCCAAAGTGACACTTTCTTATAATTAAGAAATCATTCCAAGCGATTTGGCAACACTTAATACTGCCTTCTTTCTTTTTCTATAAAACGTTCTTTTATGTAAACCAAGAACTGTATAAATGTAATCATCGTTTAACAATTTTATATTCATGTACTTCATTTCGAGTATCGATTTCTGGTCTTCATCTAATGCTTCTTCTAAAGTTCGCTTAATTTGAATGTAACGCAAATAATCCTTATTCTCTTCTTCTTCGTTAATTTCTAACTCCGTGAATAATAACTCTACACCATGATCTTTACGTTCTTTTCTATTTTGATATTTAACTTTAAGTACACGGTATTCTTGTAACGCTTCAATTACGTATGGTCTAATTGTTTTTTCAGTAATTAATTGTTTTTGCCCCAAGTCATAATCCCCCTGTTTCTACATATCGCTGAACTAATATATTCGTTAACTTGGTCCTCCTTTTATATAAAAAGAGGACGCTGAATTATACATAGGAAAAATTAATTTCCTACCCATAATCAACGCCCTCTGAATGTGGACTATTACTTTCGTTATTTTTATATTTATCTTTCTAATACGGTATGTGAAATTTTAGATTAAATTTCTTTTTTTCAACTGTTCCGCTACTCTTTTCCCATCTGCCATGCCAAAGAATTTAGCTATAGATATATATGTCATTCCGTCTTCTCTCAGAGCTGCAGCTTTCACACAAATTCTATCCCATTCTTCTTTAGTCTTTCTTATTCGTTTCTGTGCCTCTTCCTTACCACCTAGTAACACACCTAGTTCAATTATTTGTTTTCCTATAGCACAATTAAAACGACAATGATCTAATTGCTGATATCGGTACTCACAGTTTTTACAATGTTGTTCCTGCAAATTTAGAATTTTGATACGTGCACCTTTAGCATTCATATCTTCACCCTCTATTAATTTAACTAATACTTGGCCATTCTAATTTATCGACATAATGCAAGTAATCTACTAAAGCGCGATTTGTTGGTGTTACTAAATATGCTTTCTCATCAAATACCGCCCTTTTTATTGATTTCGGGCCGCCATTATCTGCAGCAGTCATATAATCTTTAATTAATGCAAATGGGACTAAGAATATAGCATGCTCTTTACTGAATTCTAATAAGATGAAACAAATTCCGCCCATCTGCTCCGCTTGTAATAACCATTCAAATTGATGAGGTTTTATATTTTTCAAATCAAAACGATTTTCATTAATAGTAGCTTTAGCCTCAAATGCAATGAATCGCCCTTTATATATTCCGTCATAATCCACTGTAGATTTTTTTTCGTAATAACCTTCTTTTATTTTTCCATCTCTAGATTTTTTCGTAACAACTACTGGTGTTGCTCGTTTTTCAATTAATGCAATTTCACCGTTTCTATACATGTCATTTGACCAATTAATTAAATTCTCAAACGCTGCTCCATGATCTCCACCATAAGCCATAATTACTTACCTCTCTTTCTATTTAATAACTCCACGTTTTTTAAATATATTTAACCATGCTGCATCTACCCTATGTTTCTCAAATCGTTTAGCACGAAGCTTAATATACTTTTTTATTTTTTGTTTCTTGCGATTTGCCATTCACCTAACCTCTCTTTCTCTTCAAATGTCTTAAATGCTCCTTCTTCGGCGCTTCAGTATGCCACAAAATATGCATTAATAATTTCAAGTAATATTTGATGTGATACATCATTCTTATCTCTCCTCCAAAGGATTGTTTACGCCTCTTTCTTTCTGATTTCAAAAATTCTTTCCAATAATGTTCTTTAAGTTCTTCTATTGTTGTAGGCGTTCGGTATATTTCAATTAGGGTCCAAATTATATATATCCAAAGCGGAACGCACGGCAAAAACGGTAACACATATGACCATTCCATTTCTCTTAACCTCACTTTCTATTAGAAGGATTATTTTGTTCAGTTTTTTAGAAGCTCTGGATTTTCGTAGATATTGCCAACGACTTCAAAAGAAACTGCACTCATTCTTAAATCATCATCTTCATAACCATAGGAATCTTTGTAATAAAACATTGCATCTTTTTCATCCCACTCCACAATATAAAGACAGTCACCATGATCTTTGACAATATCACCTTTGAAAATCTTCTTGCCGTTCTTATCTTTAATTCCTGTATACTGCATCAAATCGTATTTATTATCTAACTGGTCATAAAGTGTTAAATCCGCTTCACAAAAATCGTATCCTCGTTGTTCGTGTTCCAAAATAATTAATGTTCCTACAATCCCTACATCGTGATACATCTTCTTTTCTTCTTTTTCCCACGCTCTAAACTCAACTGTGTTCAATTTCATCTCTCCCTTGAATAAAACTCAATATTCCGTCAATACTGTATATGGCATTAGATTTTCTCCTTGTTCCCCCTTAGAGAACCGAGCAGTTAGCTTTTGCTAGCTGCTCTTATTTCTTCTTCAGTAGCATGTCTTAAAAATTTGGATTGAACAATTTTCTTGATTTGCTACCACACTTTTCGCTTCATCAAATAATCGACCTTTTGGAACGAAATTAAAACCATAAAGCTTAAAAAACGCATCGTTTGTCATTCGGAAATAGTCTTTTGCTAAATCCCATTGATTGTGGCCATTATGTGTTCCATATTTTTTACGTCTAATCGATTCATTTACAGTTACTGGAACGCTTGCCTGTACACTAATGCCGTTCATCAATCCTGTAGAAATGAAGTTACCAGCCTCTCTCATATCTTTTGGTAACTCATTTTCTATTCCCTTTAAACTTTCAAGCACTTGATCTAATACCTGCGCATCACCGATAATTCCGCGATTATTTTCAATGTGCCAAATGATGTTTCCAAGTTTTTTCTTTAAGATCATGTTTGTCATCCCTTTCTATTAAAATGAAATTTCTATTATAAAACCTTATAAGCTATAAGCTTTGCAAACCCACTCTTCAGCTTTTGCCTCTTCCGCATAATAGATTTCTATTTTTAATCTCATACCGTTCTCCATTAAAACATTTGCTTCATATTGCCCATCTACATAACTATCGCGATTAATATTATCTTCTGTTATTTCGCCCCACTCATCAGGTAAACTATCATAAAAACGTTCAATGGCCGCTTCTAAATCACAATGATTGTTATCGTAACTTCTTTCGTGTACTAAAACGGTTGTCACCTTTCCTCGTTCTAATGCAGCTTTATAATTTTCTTCAAAAGCTTCATCTAATGATTGCTGCACCAATTTGTCATAGCGCTCACACTTGCGAATTAAGTACTCGAAGTCATCTTTAAAAACAACTGTTATTTCATGTCCAGCTTCATCTTTCGGCGCGTGGAATGCCGTTTCTTTAATTTGCTGTGTTCTGTTCTCTTTCATTATTCATCCCTCATTGCTTTATATTTTTCAAACATCCCATTCTTCCGGAGAGTATTCACCAACTGCCTAATCGTACTTTCCGTTCTTCCTAATGCTAAAGAGATTCCCTTTACCTTTCCGAATCCATAATACTTACATATGTAGGCTAATTCCCTCGTTGTGTACGGCTTCTTATGATTCGGATGGTAATCGGGATGGTACGTCATTCGCCCCTGTACATCGTATTGAACTTCCACCCTGATCACTCCATTCCCAAATAGCGTTTTTATTGTGTTTTAACTCTTATAGCGTGCAAACATAAGTCTTTCCTAAAAAACACGGTATTCCCGCCAGTCACAAGTGATTTTATGATCCATTTAAAAGTTGGATCTAATCTATTAGGAAACTTCCCATCAGTCTTTCGTATCGTTGAGATTTTGAAATTCTTCATTCCCATAAAATTTTCTTCACCTATTTTTGTCATTTGTCTATTTCTTGTATGTCTCATCTGCTCCATTCCCCTTTCAAATAACGATTTTATAAAACGAATCGGTCCACAATCGGTCCGTGGTCCGATTCGTTTTTTTGCAAGATAAGGATTTTGTCTTAATTACCATTCATTACGTTCACGAATGGTTTCTAGCTGCTCCTGCGTGATTTCCATTTCAACCGGATCATAATTATTTTTGATAAACTCAACGTCATTTGATAAAGGTAAACTAGCAATAAACTTATAGAAGTTTTGTATATCTTCCTCATTCGGTTTCGTTAAATCATTTTTTATAATGTGAAGAGCATCTGTAACTTCTTGTGTATCTAAATACTCATCGCTCCAATCTCCGCAATCTGGACCATCACATAAATAACGATCTACTTTATTTTTAGCCTTAAATGCAATTGTTGGTATTTTCATCTCTCATTCTCCTTTTCCACCGAATAACTATTTTGTATAAATCCACTTACTCAGTTGAAAGTGGTATAGTTTCGAAATACTTATCTATTACTTCTCTAGCATCTACTGCACTCAATGTAATAGTGTCTTCTAAGTTTTCTTTAACGAATAAATCAAAACAATAATTCCCTTCTTCCAGCTCTTCTTTTGAGTATTCATCCTTCAAATATGAGAACATTCCAATTCCATCCGTTACACGTTTGAATCCTAATGATTCTCCTTCTACTAATTCCTCATCTTTATAAATCGAATACCTTACAATAACTTGGCAATCACTTATTTTAATTTTCCCCATCCTTTTCTCTCCTTTTTATACGAACATATAAGGATCCATACTATTTATTTCGTTCGTGTTTTGATTTCGAATTTTTAATGGCCTCAATTTTATTGTTCGGTTTTTAGTACAATAGCGCTTTTGTTAGAAAATTATTTATGTTTCTGCTTACAGTCCTCGCAGTAATTCTTGAACCAAATTCCTTCTTGTTTAAACGTGTAACCTTCAGAAAGTGCGCTATTCATTTTCCCATTAAAACCTAGTGGAGTTGACGTCGAACGTAAGGTTCTTTCTTTACCGCAATCATCACAAATCACAATTGTTTTATACGTTTTGATTTCCTCTGTTCTAAATGCCATCTTTTCCCCTCCGTTTTTATACAAAATTCAAATTTGAGATTATTTTGGTTCGGCACCATGCACTATAGCGGCGCGTGTTAAAAAATTCCTAACAATATATAAAGCTTCATGTTTATCTTTTGCATTTATATCTACAGTTAACGTACCTTCCATAGGTGGCAGCTCATAAGTTACAACAAATGGATACATATTAATAACCGATCGCTTGACGTGCAAAATTTTCTTCATTTTTCTCTTTATAAGCCCGAACTACATCTTCAAATTTATAACCGTATAAATAACAAAGACGGAAGAAAATACCGAATGCTTTATGTAAATGGGTTAGTGTCACACTTAAATCTCTAAATTGGCACCACGCACGTTTGGCACTTAAAATATCTTGCATGTACCATTCAAAGAGCATATTTACATTTAATACATTTTTCTTCATGATGTATTGTTTTGAAAAACCATATACAAGTTTTCGCTTCAATGTATGACGATCTAATTCAATAACGATGTTCATTAATAAATGGAAACCATCAACTAACTCTTCTAATAATCCATCTTTTGGCGTTCCGAATCCCGTACTCCACATTTTAAAGGCCCTTGTTTCGTTCCAAGCTTCACCAATTTCAACCATTAATGCACGAAATAACATATCTAACTTATCGTTACCTTTATATCCAATACGCTTATCTAGTTCCCTCTGCATTTCAAACAACTCTGTAATATCAAAAGTTTGCTGCGTATCTTCTGGAGTAATTACATATAGATTTGATGTATGTCTCATTGCGCATAAGCCCCTTTACGATAATCTTTAATGATTTCACCTTTTTCATTGAAGTAAACAATTTCCCAATGAGGATTGAATCTGAACTTATGAGGGTTATCATCTAATATAATGAACAAATCATTTTTACAATTCCCGACGATCGTCCCTTTTCTTCCCTGAACTTCGACACGCATACCACGTTTTGCAAAAGGAATCCTTCTGTAGTTGCACATTTTTCGGAACGGCGCTTCTTGTCCAAATAGAGTAGTAATATCAACTACACCTAAATACTTACAAGTAATAAATCTTTCAAATTGTTCAAATGGCATATCTATGAAGTGTAATTTCTTAAACTGTTTATAATAATGATATTTCGCTTTTTCTTCACTTTCCTTAGCGATGATATGATCACATCTCCACTGCGGAAAAACCGCTGAAATATGAAACTTATATGTAGGACTTTTCATCGTTCGCCCTCCTGCTCAGCAAACGAAATATCCGACCAATCCATTACCCGTTCCTCTGCCAAATCATCAATCTCCAAAGGGATTTCCAATAAGAATTGCGCCGTTTTATTACAGTTAGTACATTTCACACGAATTGCTTTTTCTTCCGCATTTACCATGATTCCGCCAATACCATTGTCTTCCGTTGCAATGATTGGTAATACAGTTGTAACCGGTCCTTCATTTTCGAACTCTTTTTCAACTAAGTTAGCCAACACATTCATTCCACAAGAATATTTAATTTCAAATTTCATATTATTTATCCCCTTTATTTGTTTTATAGTTGTCACTATCAATAAGACCGTCAATTCTAGCTCGTCCAATTCCCACAATTGACGGTCTTTTGTTCTGTAACACTTCAAATCTATTAATCGATTTATTATTTTTTGTTTCTGCAATTGCTTACTTCACCTGCTGCTTTACCTGTTTTACTTTTGCATCTTATCGAATACTCTAATTGCTACAGCTAATAAAAGATTGAATATTACAAAAACAATTAATGTATCCTTATCCATAACCTATTAACCTGCCATGTCTTCTGCGAAAAAGAGAATTTCTAACTCTTTAGGATCTGCTTCGAAACGTTCCTCTGAATTATTGACTAGGACTGAAACAAGTCCATTTTCTGGATTTTGATGTAGTACAGTTAAGACCGCTTCACCATCACTAGCGAAGTCACCAGGATGGAATTCGTTATTTCTTCTGCCTTTAGCAGCAAATACTCTGCGGCGCTCTTCCCAATACTGTTCATCCTCAGTTGCTTTACGACACTGATCAGCAGATTGCCATCCTAAATCACCCGCGTTCATAACTGGCTCATTACCCCATATACCTAACACGTTGATACGACCATTTTGAGGGTTAATATCAAGGTCTCGCACCTCTGCGTACGTTGTGTAATCTTCACCCTCAAATGCTACCCATTCACCTACTTCAAATGGTGTTTTGATAAATTGTGGTACCTTTACAATCGCTACAGCAATTTTCATATTTTGTTCCTCCATATATCATTTTTGGTATTTCACTACATATTGAGGTTTAAATCCGCTATCTAAGTAAATTCTCAACAGCTGCGGTTCTTGGGATTCCCTTGCCGCGCAGCAAATCTCTTCTGCGGATTCCCAAGCGAAATTCTTGTCCTCGCTTCTTCTATAGCGCCATATCGCTGTTGCATAATCCATATACATATCAAAGTGATTTTCTTGTCTTGTAGAGCGCGGCAGCTCGTCCGCGCTCCAGACATCGCATGGGATAATTGCCAAGACATCTGCGAAGCTTACGAGTCCTGGCCGATTTTTTACATGTGCTTTACTTATTTCAAAAGGTGCACTTTCCATAGTAGAAGGTTGTACTATGGAATCACTCAATATCAGTGTTAGTTGTTCGGTCATGGTGCTCACCTTCTTCTAACTGCAGCGTATATACAATTCCTTTATCTAATAACGCACCAACTACTGCATTAATCCACAAATGATTGCCAATCTTTTTCTGTAAGTACTGTAGAATCGATATAATTTCATTTGTAGAAAGTGATACGAATACACCAAATTTCTCTTGATTGAACTTTCCACCGCGCTTTTCAATCTCTAAAACTATTTCGTTTTCTCTTACGTATTGTTCTGCTTTAACCAAATTAAATTCACGTACTTTATCCCTGCCATAACCTTTTGTAAGTTCCGTTAACATATCTTTAATTACTAATGTTTCAACTACTTTTAATTTAAGCTCCATTTCACCACGACAAGACTTGCAAAGCGTTTTTTCGCACCCTTCAATGTGCATATTTTGCACATCAGCAGCAGGAATTACAGCGCTACAGATATCACACCATTCACTATTATCGAACAACAAAACATTCATTATTTTCAGCTCCCTGTTTTTAATTTTTAATCGTTTATATTTAACGCACTTATTGCATGGCCGCTAGTGCGTTTCTTTGTTCTAATGTGTTATAATTGCAAATGTAAATTCTTTCTTAACTGCCCATCTCGCAAATGGGTATTTTTTTATACACTTTTTTCGATTTCTTCTACTACTTCTGAACTTCCACTAACTGTCTCTAGATGTTTAGCAATCTTCAAAACTTCTTTTCTTTCTTTATTTCTAAAACTTTGATCGCTTTTCTGTTTTTGCATGTACAGATCCATTAGTTCTGCTTCAACTGCATGTACTTCTTCAGATTGTTTATCACTGAGCGCCTTTAATTCTTGAGCAACTGAGAACTCGCCATAATTCATCGCTCTTTCACATTGAGAGAGTAATAACTTACGATTCATCATGTATTCCCGAAGTTTCCCCTCTAACAGTTCAGCTCTTTGTACATGCTCAGGAAGCACTCTGTCTCTTATTCCCACTTGCATTCACTTCCCGTTCTTGTTTGCGTTCAGCTTCATCAAGTTTTCGCTCGATGAAGCTGCCGCCTTTGTATACTGTAAAAGCTAGTAATACAATCCCTAAACCAAAGATACAAACGGCGTTGGTATTCTCAACTAGCGAAATATCCATTACGCAATGATGAATACCTTTTTAGATTGAATTTCTTCTTCTAATTCAGCTGTTAAATACTTTTTGATATTTTTAATCGCTTCTAGCTTCCATGCACCGCCATCAGCCTCATGAAGAGAACATCTTGGACCATCTTTCATACGGAATATAAATTCACTTTCTGGCTGTGCTACCTCAACAAATGTTCTGTATGGTTGTAAAGATACAGGGTTAGGAACATCTACTTCAGCTACTGTCGCAACGCCATTTCTTGCTACAACACTTTGTGAAACTCCAGTGTCTCCGTATGTCTTTACATTTTCCTCTGTTATATTTCCAACTACTTTAAGCATTACATCTCGATCATCGTTTTTTACAAAGGCTGCTTGAAGGTTAATAATGAAATTTTCTACATCATGCCAATGTCCAAAATCAAAGTCAGGAATAAGTGCTTCTGTTTTTACAAACGTGCTGCGGTTATAATTTCCGTTAATTGCTGCGAAGCAGTTTACCGTTGTAGGGCTTGCGATATGAATCATTAGTTGCTCTTCTACATCAAAGTTTGATTTCACATAATCTACTAAACCAGATAAGTTACGAACTAATAACGCTCTTGCTGTTGGTTCTTCAACAACATGTAATGGCTGCGTCGAAAACGTTTGGCCATCAATTTTTTTCGTTTCTGTATTTCCTAATTTCACTAAGTATTGAATTGCTTCTTTAATCATTTTTTATTTCCCCTTTACAATGTATTAGTTAGTTTGTTGCTTACGAAAATCTACAACTTGCCTTTCAGTAGGTGCAGGTGTTGTTTGCTGTTCTTCTACAGGAACCTTCTCACCAACATCAGTAGCTACATCGCCCTGACGGTCAATGTACATTTGACCTGGTACACCAGAAGATAACTCTCGGCCAATAACAACTCCACCGTCATCTCTTCCCACGATGAATGTAGAATCAACATCTTTTGTAGGCGCTAATTTTGAAACAGCTTTTACAGAACAATCCCATAATTCACGTTTTTTATTCCCTTTAAATGTTAGGGTTACCGTGATAGACCTTGCTTTTGTAGGATCTGTGTTAGGGTCTACCATGTTTTTTAATACTTTTTGAAACTCTGCATCTAGTTTTTCAGCGACTGCACCGTCAGCTATGCTATTTAAATCGATGTTCATTTTTAAAACCTCCAATTACGTATGTTAATTTTGATTTATTCCAAAATGATTTATACCAGTTTCGGACGCCATGATTGGATATAAGAAATTGCGTCATCAAATTCCCTTTGGCGAATGTTACGATAACTATTTACAGCAAACGAATTTTTCACATCTCTCCAAATTGTTGCAAATAACTTTGGCTTACTATCATGTACTTCAACGTTGTATGTTCCTAC